CGTGAACCGAATCACGGCGTAACCGATGGCTACGGCTCGCCGCCAACTTGGGTATGTGTCGTCACTGACGACGCAGACCGTCAATGTGCAGGGCTACGGCGTAGCAACAGGCGGCACATCGTCAAGCATCAGCGTCGGTTCACCAGCCGTGAACTACACGCTCCTCACCTTCACTTCATCAGGCACTTTGACGGTGACGAAGGCTGGCTTGTTTGATGTGATTGTCGTTGGTGGTGGCGGCGGCGCTGGCGGTGGAGACCCAAATGGTGGCGCTGGCGGTGGTGGTGGCTCAGGTGACTTCAACGGGCAGAACGCCACCGTTTACATTGACGCAAACCAAACAGTGACTATCGGCGCACAGGGAATCGGTGGTTCGGTGGCATCCAGAGGTGGTAAGAGTTCGTTCGGCTCCATCATTAGTGCGCAGGGTGGTGGTGGCGGTGGAGGTTTGTCAACACGCTCAGACATACAGACAATCCAATTCCACAAGGCGTGGCAAAACATGAGTGGTGGTAGTGGGGCAGGCGGTGGAGGTCTCTACAGAGGTAGGGGAGGTGGCGCTAACGGTAATGACGGTGGCGATAGTGCTGTCATGGAGATGCAAATTTCTTGTCCCGCTTGCGGTGGAGGTGGCGGTTGCGGTGGTGTCGGCGGCAACGCATCGGGTAACACAGGTGGCACAGGCGGAGCAGGGGTTGACATCTCTGCGTGGCTAGGTCAGGTTGCTAACACGACAATCATCTGTACAGGTGGTGGCGGTGGAGCAACGGGTTATGGCGGCGCAGCGGCAACAGGCGGAGTAGCAGGCAAGACGAGCGGTACGGGAAATTCTGCGACCACCAAAGGCTCAGGCGGCGGCGGAACGAATGGAAACTCCTCTGGCGGCGATGGTGCTGATGGGATTGTGTATGTGAGGTTCAAGGTATGAGCAAGAACTATTGCGCTGAGGTGAAAGACCAAGTAATAATAAACATCATTGTCTCTGATTATGCTTGGGCAACAGCGAACCTTGACGGTGATTGGCACGACTTGGGTGGCGACCCGCTGACGGTTGGCATCGGATACACCTATGATGCGGTGAACGATGTATTCGTCGCACCGCCGATTGAGGAGGAGGAATGACTCGTTCTTATCTCGGCTATGTGTCATCGCAGACAACGGACACGATTCCTGCAGGTATACAAACTTGGGGCGAGAGCAGTTCTACTTCGTCGTCAATAACCGACCCCAGCGACAGCAAGACTTACAACCTTGCGACCTACACAGGCAACGGTTCGTTCGTCGTGACTTCTGATGGTTTGTTTGAGTTGCTCGTCGTAGGTGGCGGCGGCGGTAATCTCGGCGGCAACAATTCAATACAGTTCGGTGGTGGGGGTGCTGGTGCGGTAATCCGCACTATCCAATGGCTCGTTGCGGGAACATACACGATTGCTGTTGGCGCAGGTGGCGGTAATGGTGGTGGTTCAAGTTCATCGGTTGGCGACTCAACAACATTCAGTAAGTATTTGCTCGTCGGCGGCGGTGGTGGCGGCGGTGGTATTGGTGATAGCGACTTCGGCTCACCACCGAACAACGCAACTTGGGGAATGTCAAGTATGGGTTCGGGTGGTGGTGGCACAGCGACGGGCAACATCAAGCGTGGTGGCTACGGAACTAAGCCTTATGGATACGACGGTCAAGACGGAAACGGGTCTTACGCAGGCGGTGGTGGTGGTGCGGCAGGAAACGCAGGCGCATCATCAACGAGAAACGGCGGTGCGGCGAGAGACATTAGCAACTTCATCGGCAACGCAACAGGCACGAACACGGTCGGCGGTGGCGGTGGCGGTGGCAACGGCGGTCTTGGTGGGAATAGTTCTACGACTGCGCTGAAAGGTGGGGGTGGTAATGGGGCAACATCATTGGGAACGGGCGTGAACGGCACGGCAAACACGGGCGGTGGCGGTGGTGCTGACACAGGCGGTGGCGGTGGTGGTAATGGTAAGTCTGGCGGCTCAGGCATCGTTTACATAAGGTGGCAGTAGGTATGGCACACTTCGCTCAACTAGATGAACACAACATCGTCGTCACCGTGAATGTGGTGAACAATAGTGACTGCGGCGGCGGCGACTTCCCTGAGAGTGAACCTATCGGTCAGGCGTTTCTCGCATCGCTCGGACTAGCAGGCGAGTGGCGACAAACTTCGTACAACCACAACTTCCGTTCTAAGTACGCACTTATCGGTGACACCTATGATGCGGTGAACGATGTATTCGTCGCACCGACAGTTGAGGAAGCAGAGTAACTGCTAAAATAGGTGTTATGCCACGCAAGGGTATAAGTCCACGTCGTCAGCGTGGATTACCAACAGGGTATAATCTAACAGAACGTCTTGAAGAGGGCAGGGCTGACATCCTCAAACGTGAGGAAGAACGAAAAAAGAGGGTTGCTGGCACACAAATTTCAGGAGGCGTGGCTCTTGACGAAGAGGGTCGCCCAATTGTTGAAGATAACAAACCAGTTCAAGATATTGATACTACTCTATTTAGAACCGTTACCGTTGCTCAAATTGCCAACAAACCAGACAACCCAGCAAACTATGGTCAGGGACCTGCTGGAAGTACGAGGCTATGTTCACATAAATTTATCATAGACCAACCAATGTTTGACTTGTATGGTTCTAAAGTGGGCTACATCCTTGTCCGATTTCATAAAAACGGGCGACGTGGACCTGATTGGGTGTATGGTCCCGTTGACGCTTCTGTATATCAACAGTTTGCCGCAAGTGGTTCAAAAGGACATTTTATCAATACTACGTTAAACGGGTACGGATATCGTCCCGCAGGTGAAACAGAATTTGCCGACCAATTCTCCGATTTCCCAGCCAACAGCGGAACAGACTCTGCGGGCATTAAACTGTAACCTATGCACAAATTAGTTGGATATGGCATCTTTTGGACGTTTGTTGTATCGTTGTTGTTGTCAACCATTTCCATCGTTACTATTTCGTTCTTTTCCGTTTTCTTTGTTCCAATGGCGGTGTTGTCTGGGGTCTACGTTTTTAGCGGAACCTTGAACCTGGTTCAGGGGGTTGGGTTTGTTTATTGGGTTACACGGGATACACATAGAGGTTTTTCACTGTCCATTGCCTTCATGCGTGAGACGGATTACCCATGGAGGACTGGACGTGGCGTTCAGATTGGATTTGGTAAATACTCGTTTCAATTGGGGATTTGTCGCAAAAACAAAACAGAGACGGAGACAGAGGGTTTGATGCGTGCCGTAAAAGGTCGCAAACTTCACTACCAACCAAAGGAGATACGGGAATGGATTTAACATGGAGTGTTTGGAAAAAACAAAAAGACTCAATTAGTATTCCATCACGTATTACACGTTTGGACAAGGCGGCACTTCTTGATTGGTATAACACCACCATTATGGAACTTGGTGCGGCGTTTGACCGTTACCGTTACCACGGCAAGGACTTTGCACAATTAGAAGAATTGGTGGAGATTTTTAATAGTCTCCACAGGGAGATTGTTGCTCGTGAGCGAAATAGTTGAAGACCTTGAAAATGAAGTTCCAGACCTTGAGGAATTGTTGCCAGAGTTGGATGAGGCGTCGGAAACGTTCGTAGACCAACTTGTCAAAAAACTCATTATATTTACTGAGGAATTTTGCAATATTGAGTTTTTCCCTTATCAGGTACCAATTGCCTATCGTATCATTGAGTCAATAGTATTGGGAGATGGTGACGAGGTGACCGTTATTGGTTGCCGACAGTCGGGTAAGTCAGAAGTGCTGTCTGGCGTAATGGCATCAATGATGGTCATTCTTCCTAAACTTTCTGCTGTTTATCCAACGTGGTTAGACAAATTTGAAAGAGGGTTTTGGTGTGGCGTATTTGCCCCAACAGAAGACCAAGCCGACACGGTTTTTAGCCGCATCGTTACCAAACTTACCAGTGAGCATGCCTTAAACTTTCTTCTTGACCCTGAGATTGACGATAAAGCGGCCTCTGGTGGGGTGCGTGGTAAAGGTAAACTTATAACATTAAAGAACGCTGGTTCTCTTTGCCGCATGCAAACGTGCAATCCCAAAGCCAAGATTGAGTCAAAAACATATCATTTTGTTTTGATAGACGAATGTCAAGAGGCAGATGAGTTTGTCATTACCAAATCTATTAAACCAATGTTGGCTTTTAATAACGGAAGTATTTGTCTTACTGGAACCGCTTCTAGAAACAAATCCTATTTTTACAAAATGATTCAGTTCAATAAACGAAGAGGCGTCAATGGTGGTAAAAAAAACCGACAGGCGCACTTTGAATATGACTGGCGTGTTGCCTCTAAATACAACAATAATTATGGAAAGTTTATTTCTAAAGAACGGGTTCGCATTGGTGAAGATTCTGACGAATTTCAAATGTCATATTGCAATCGTTGGATTCTTGAAAAAGGTATGTTTGTTACCGAAGAACGGTTGCAACGATTGTATGACGTTTCAATGCCATTAGTAAAAGAATGGTGGAGAAGTCCATTAGTTGCTGGTATTGACGTGGCACGGTCTACGGACTCAACGGTGGTGACAGTTGTGTGGGTGGATTGGCAACACCCAGACCCGTTTGGTTTTTATGAACATCGTGTTTTAAATTGGTTAGAATTAAACAATCAAGAGTGGGAACAACAGTATTTTCAGATAGTTGACTTCCTTCGTCACTATGAAATAATGCGGTTGGGTGTTGACTCGCAGGGTGTCGGCGGGGCTGTCGCTGAGCGTTTACAATTACTTCTTTCAGACATGGAAGTCATTCCCATGTCCTCTGATTCTAAAGCCCAACATGAACGTTGGGTGCATTTGACAGAGTTAATACAACGAGACCAACTAATAATACCTGCCCATGCTAAAGCACGTCGTACACGAAGTTGGAAGAGGTTTTCCCAACAAATGGCTGACCTTGAAAAGGTTTACAAAGGTCCTTATTTGCTTGCCGCTGCTCCAGATGAAAAAGGCGCATTTGACGACTACCCAGATTCGCTTGCTCTCGCTTGTGCCATGACGGTACATGAAACCATGCCAGAAGTACAGGTGGGTGTCTCCCCATTTTATCGGTAAGTTGTATTTAAAAGTGGTAAAGTAGAAGTACATAATATCCCACCTTCGGAGGATTAATCAATGCAAGACCAAGACCAAGACCAAACCAACAATCTGGCAGTTGCACCACAGAACCCATACCCAGAGAGTGGTCGCAGGGAAATCGTATTCCAGCGCACGATGGCTCCAAGCATTCCTGGAAACAAAGGACCGCTTCGCTTTGAAGAAGGCGTGGCGACGGACACCGATGTTCCGAACGACTTTTCAGTCGGTGCGTACATGGACACTGCCTCATCCCCGATGCGACAGAACCACAACAATCCTGAGATGTTTTACAAGCATGCGGAAGACACCATGCGTGAGCGTGCTCATGTCGGCTCAGCCTCGTGGATTGAAGCCCCTGCTCTTCTCCAGGATTTCGTGATTGGCGCAATGGCTGGTGATGGTATGCCGACGTTTGAGATAGAAGTAAATAGCGGCTCCCATATGAACAGGCCGAATCCAACAGTCGTTTCTGACTAACTACAGCCCAACGGGTAACAGTCGTGGCTGGTTACAGGGGCGCCCCAGCAGGTAGAAGTGCTGACCCTAGAAAAGTCATTATTCCATTAACCACTTCGCTGTCTGGTATCCCTATTGCGGGGTCATATCAAGGCGGTGGTTTATACGACTTTTCGGCAATGAAGAAGGCACGTTGGTCGGAGTTTTACGGAACCCAGCACAGTCACAAAAATCTTGGTTATGACTACAACTTTAAAAACAAGTTTGCAAAAAACGATAGTGGTCGTCGTGTTGGCTTTATTGGTGGTAGTTATCAGTATGCTCGTCGTGAATCCAGTAGTGCAAAGGTTCTTCAGGACCCGACTGACATATTCAAGCCGCACAAAGCATTTACTAGAATAAAAGGTGCTGGGGTTGCTCCACGAATTCGTTTTATTGACACTGCTCGTATGCGGTCACGGGCCAAAAACGTGTACAACAGAGCAAATCCACAAAACATCAATGAACTTGACCTTCAACGAAAAGTGGACTATCAAGAAATTAAGGAACTACGTGGCGAGCAGTTTGGACCAAAAAACCGTGGTATGAGTTTTGGAAGATTGCGATGAACGAAGCCTGGGTTGCAGTCACCGTCGCCGCCATTCCAGTGTTTGGCGCAGGAATTGGTTGGTTAATTAAATTTGTATTGGCCTTTCGTGAGGAAAATAGAAACGACCACAGCGCTGTCATGGTTGCAATTAACGACTTAAAAGCCGATGTTCGTGAGGTGAAGGGCGACCTGCGTGACCATGTTAAATGGCATTTTCGTAAGAAAACTAAATAAACTATATGAGCACATTCAAAAATATACTACTTCGCATACTTGCAACGTTTGCTGCCAGCGGTCTTGGAGTTATAGGTGCTGGAACTATCGCTGGCGTCCCCGTATGGAAATCCGCATTCATGGCGGGCATTGCTGGGGTTGCCCACGTTATTGAAGGTCTGTCACGTGAATTTTTGGATGATGGAAAACTTGATACTGAAGAAATTAATAAAGTGTTTTCAAAGGTTGACAAGAAAGCACCAGCGGAATAAAAAGGTTGTTGAAGAATGACTTTAGGCAGTCAGTTTAAAAACACGACGAAAAAATAGATGATATGAAATTAAGTACGAGGATTAGGAAATTAAACATGTCCAAAAAAGTTGATTGGGACTACGTTGTTCCAGTAAAGATGCCTGCTGACTTGAAGGGCGTACAGCCTGGTAGGTTGCCTGAGCACTTACTTCGCCCCGCCGCTGGTGGTGGGAAACTACACTGGCTTGCCGCAGCAGCGTGGGCTGCGATGGTTGAAAAGGCTGGGGCAGACGGCGTTGAATTAAAGCCCGTTTCGGCAGGAGACACGTACCGCACATACGAGTCACAACTTGCGGCGTTCAAACAACGTTATACCAAAGAGCCAAACGGCAATGCAACAAGGACGTTTGAAGGTGTTAAGTGGTACAAGAAAGACCCCAAACTTGCCAGCCTTGCGGCTCCTGGGACTTCGCAGCACAATAGCGGATTGGCGGTTGACGTTCATACTGCTGCTGAAACAAGGCGTCTTAAGTGGCTCATTGACAACGTTAAGACATTTGGTTTTAGTTGGGAAGTCGTCCCAGAGGAACCGTGGCATCTGCGCTATGTATGCGGTGATGAAGTTCCTACTGCTGTTAAAGCATACATGGATAAAAATGGAATTAAGGCTCCAGAAGGCAAGGCTGCTGCCACTGTCGTTGCTGTTGAAAAAGACGACGGTGGTTTGAAATTGAAACTAGGCGACAAAGGCGACAAAGTAAAACAAATGCAGGAGTTGCTTACTAAAAAAGGCTTTGCTTGTATTACGGATGGAGATTTTGGTCCCGCTACTGAAAAAGCCCTCAATTACTTTAAAAAGGCTGCTAGTCTACAAATCAATGGTATTTGTAATCAACGCACATGGGATGCCCTCATTGCGTAATTTGGTTATAACTTGGAGTACAATATGGACGAGTCATCGTTACTGACAGACCTTACAAATCAATTAAAAGAGGATAAAACTCATCCTTGCAAAATAGGTAGGTTGATTAACTCTTTGGAAGGTGATGAACGTGGGGCTTTAGTAAAGGCCGTTCACCTCATTCGCACATCAAACTTTAATGGTAAAAACAGGTCGCATAGCAGTGTGTGGCTTGCTAAAGTGTTACGTAAGAATGGTTATCAAATAAGCGTCAGTACCGTACAACGACACGTGAATAAGGAGTGCTCTTGTGACCAATCTGAAGAATGACTTGAACGAACCAGAAAATCGTGAAAAAGTGTTGGGCGATTTGCTTGACTTGCTCAAACGAAAGAACATAGACATTGCCGATATTGGTGACGTCAGCCGTGTTTCCATTTATCAGTCGTTAACAAAGAATGAAGAAGGTGAAGCAGAAATACACGACCTTGCTGCAATTCAATTTTCTCCAACATGGGACAGTGGTCCAAAATGGCCTGTAATTCAACAAGGTCCTGCAATAAAACTGCCAGTCAAAAAAACACGAGCGTTGAAAAAATCAAAGTTCAAAAAATGCGTAGTGATTCCAGATGCACAGATTGGCTACTACCGTGGTCATGATGGTGCTTTAGAACCTACTCACGACGAGAGTGCAATCAAAATCGTCCTTGATTTGATTCGTTACGTAGAACCAAATGTCGTTATTTGTGTTGGTGACAACCTTGACCTTCCTGAAATGGGCAAGTACCTAACCACTCCTGCGTATCAAAAAACCACACAGGCGGCAATAGACAGGGCTTCTTTACTATGTGCCGAACTTCGTGACGCTGCACCGTACGCAAAGATTTCTTGGCTTGCGGGCAACCATGAAGAGCGCATGCCAAAGTATCTTCTTAACAACGCCGTAGCAGCGTATGGTTTACGCAAAGGAAATATGCCGCAATCGTGGCCCGTTCTCACTGTCCCTTATCTGTGTCGTATGGATGATTACAAGGTGGAATATCGCCCTGGCTATCCTGCGTCCGATTATTGGATTAACGAGAAACTTAGAATTATTCACGGTGACCGTGTGAAGTCTTCTGGTTCAACGGCTCACATTTATTTGAACAACGAAAAGACAAGCGTCATCTATGGACATATCCACCGCATTGAAACTGCGTTTAAAACTCGTGAGGACTTTGATGGTCCTCGCACTATTATGGCTGCTTCCCCTGGCTGTCTTGCTCGCATTGACGGTGTTGTACCGTCTACAAAAAGTGGTGTGGACCTTGACGGACGTCCAATTGTTCGGTACGAAAATTGGCAACAAGGAATAGGAATTGTCACATATGAAGACAGTGGAGACCACAAGTTTTCGTACGAAGTGGTGCCAATTTACAATGGATGGGGCATGTACCGAGGTACCGAGTTTGTTGCTAACTGACCATGACAACCATTGTTGGTATTCAAGGAGATGAGTTTGCGGTAATCTGCGCTGACTCCCGTGTCACAACGAGTGATGATTCTTCCCATATAGGAACGCTGCGGGAAGGTTCTGGAAAACTGGCACAAAACGGAAATTACATCATTGGTGCCGCTGGAGACGTTCGTGCTATCAACATTCTGCACCACGTCTTCCAACCACCCACCCCTCCACAAAACCTTCGTAGTAGAAAGTTAGACCAATTCTTTACGTCAAAGTTTGTGCCGTCTTTGCGGGAATGCTTTGATTCTCAGGGATATTCGGTTCCTGAACGTGAGGACAAGGAACACATTGCCGAACAGGGGTCATCAATTATTGTTGCTATTAATTCTCAAATATACGTAGTTGAGTCCGATTATTCGTGGTCATCAGAAGCATCTGGACTATATTCGTTGGGAAGCGGGTCGTCATTTGCTCTGGGCGCTATGTCAGTATTAGTTCGTAACAAAAAACTCAATTCTCAACAAGCAAAAAGCCTTGCTTTACGTGCGTTGGCTGTTTCTTCAAAATACGACCCTGGTACTGGCGCACCGTATCAAGCGTTTGTGCAAGGACAGAAAATTGGCACAAAACGACGTAAAGCGGTATAATTATCATAATCACCTATAGGAGAAACTATGTCAAATAAATTAAAAGTAGCAGCACTAGCCGACGTCGCAACCAAGGGTGGAGCAGCGGGAATTGTTTCCTATCTGCTTGCTTTTTGGGAACTTGACCCTGCTCTTAACATCGTGGTCCTTCCTATCCTTCTGTACTTGCTCAATGCCGCAAGTACGTGGGTTGGAGACCCCACCGTCGCAAACTTCTTTGTTAACCAAAGCAAAGTTGTTGAAGCAGCCGTCAAGGAAACTGTTGCCCAACCAACCTCAGTTGCACAGATTCCTGCTGTTAAAAAGGCCGCTTCTAAGAGAAAAAAGAAGTAATTAATAAATGGCAATTGACTTTTGGTCACCATCCTATCGTGCCGCCGCCAGTGACCTGACGGTAGCCATCAGCCCATTGGGGTTGGTGGAACTTGCTGATGAAGAGTTTGAGGTTCATGGTCCACGTTTGAACCGCTACTCATCGGCATGGGCGTGGTACTTGGGTCATCACTGGGCGTACCGACGTGAGATGGGCGAGTCTGCCTTTTATCTCAACTACGTTCGCACAATGGCGGATTACATTACTAACTTTTGTTTTGGTAAGGGTGTTCAGTTTAAGTGTCCTGAACAAAACACTGCCATCATTCCCCACTTGTTAGATGACGTTTGGAACGGTCACAACAACAAGCACAAAGTGTTGTGGGAAATGGGGCAATTGGCAGGTGTAACTGGGGACTGCTTTATTAAGGTTGCTTATGAAGAACCATTTGTAGACAGCGTTGGCGTCCCTCACGAGGGCCGTATTCGTATCATTCCACTTAACCCAGCACACTGCTTTCCTGAATACCATCCGCATGACCGTGACAGATTGTTAAGGTTTAAACTTAAATATCGTTTCTGGGGAACGTCTGCTGAGGGGACACGACAGGTCTACACCTTTACAGAAATCTTGTCTGATGAGATGGTACAGCAGTTCATCAATGACGAATTGATTGATGAATACCCCAATGCCATCGGTTCAATTCCAATTGTGCATATTCCCAATGTGAGCATTTCATCGTCGCCTTGGGGACAATCGGACGTTTGGGACATCATTCCGTTGAATCGTGAACTTAACGAAAAAATGACGGAAGTATCTGACATTATTAATTATCACGCTGCTCCTGTCACCATTATTACTGGTGCTAAAGCAAGTCAACTTGAGCGTGGTCCTAAGAAAGTTTGGGCAGGTTTGCCCAAGGATGCACAAGTATTCAACCTTGAATCTCGTGGAGAAATGGCTGGGGCGCTGGAATACATTCAGTTCTTGAAGCGAACGATGCATGAAATTACGGGCATTCCAGAAGCAGCATTGGGACAATTTCAGCCTGTTTCAAATACCAGCGGTGTGGCTTTGGCTATACAGTACCAGCCGTTGATGAATCGTTACTCAATGAAGAAAACGCACTTCACAAAAGGACTTGAGCGCACTAACGAACTTATCATTCGTACTGCTGCTATCTTCCGACCAGAAATGCTTGTATACAACCCGATGCGGGCAGCCCGTCCAGAACGTGACCATTTAACTCAATTAGACCCAACAGACCCCATTACTTACAAAACTACTATTCATTGGCCTGAACCCCTTCCCGTTGACGTGCTTATCAAACTCAACGAGGTGCAAGCAAAGATGGGTCTTGGTTTGGAGTCCAAACGGGGCGCCTTGCGTACCCTTGGCGAGGAGTTCCCGAACGAAAAGATGGAAGAAATCTTTGAAGAACTCATGGACGATGCTATTGACCAAGGTGCGTTGACCATGCTTAATTCTCAAATCCAAATGGCGATTATGCTCACAACGGGCATGGCGCCAGGGGGTGAGGGACCCGCAACGACATCGGCAGGTGGTCCTGGCGTGTCATCTACGGGAGATTCTGGAGCGGGCATGCCTGGAACGGCTGTCGGCCCTGTAGAATCAGAACTGATGAATCAATTGGTTAGTAGGGCTTATGGCGCAAGGTTGGCCCAGCGTCGTAATCCTAGTGAAGAATAAAACGTTTAATTACACAAGTTAATATCAGCCAAACTAGCGAGGTAGCACATATGGCAAAGCAAGCACAGGATGAAGTCGTCATTCCAGTAGAGGCGACTGACGCATTCAAAAATGAGGCTGCTGAAGTAACTGGTCAGCAGCCGCAAAAGCGAACGTTCACTGAAGACGAAGTGGAAAACATTCGTAAACAGGAAAAGGACAAGTTGTACAAGAAAGTTGATGATGCGGATAGTCGTGTCAAAGTCCTTGAACAGCAACTTAAGGTCATGTCAGACGAACGTGAGTCTGCCCTTAAAGAGGCGGAAAAGCGGGCAAAGGCGGAAGCCAAGGCTATTAAAGAAAAGGAATTTGAGGAACTATCGGCTAAGGAACTACTCCTTCGTCAAGAGACTGAGTTTAATCAAAAACTCAACACGGTTGAGGCGGAGTGGAGGGCACGTCTTGAGGAAATTGACCGTGACCGTCAGGCACAGGCTGCCCTTTTGGAGAAGGAGCGCCGCCACCAAGAGTTACAAAATTACATTGGTCGTCGCATGCAAGAAGAACAAGAGTACATCATTCCTGAACTTATTAATCTGGTTAGTGGTTCAAGTGAAGATGAGATTGAATCACAGATTAACAAGTTCAAGGACGTTAGTTCTGCTATTCTTGAAAATGTTCAAAAGGCGACGGCGGAGACCCAAAGTCGCTTAAAGGGTGCGGGGGTCACAGCCCCACCCGTTGGGCCAATGGAAACTCAGATGGAACAGCACACGTTAACAGCCGAAGATATTCGGAATATGTCAATGGAACAGTATCAGAAAATGCGTGAAAGACTCTTGAACGCACGTTCTTCACGGGGACGTTTTTAACGAAGCCGTTTAGAACAAACAACCAATAAACAACAACTATCTACGGAGGATATTTTCCAATGGCACTTCCAGCACCAGCAGGTGGTTCAATCACGGGAGCAAACCTAGCGTCAATTACGACGACTGGCTACTCATCCGATGCCACGCTGTCACCCGCAATTCAGGTAATTTGGAGCAAGGAAATCTTGTTCCAAGCAATGCCCGTTCTGCGTTTTGAACAATTCGCAGTGAAAAAGACCGAACTTGGCGTGATGCCTGGTCTCACCGTAAACTTCATGCGTTACACCAACCTTTCAACCAACGCTTCTGTTGGCGCAGAATTGACTGAAGGTGTGCGCTTGGAGCCAAACGCTCTGTCTGCCTCGCAGATTCAAATTACGGTCAAGGAACAAGGCAACGCACTAGCCGTCACTGAACTGTTGCTCAACGCAGCGTTTGATGACGTCATGGCGTCGGCTTCACGTCTCCTTGGTCGTCACATGGCACAGTCCATGGACATTCAGGCACGTAACACGCTATACGCTTCAGGAGTCCCATTTGGTGGCGGCTCAGCCGTTCCGCCAAGCGTGGTCTTTGGTCGTCTGACCAACGGTGCTACCCGTGGTTCCATCGCCCCGTACGAGTACAGCGGCGCTGGCACTGCGGCAGCCCCTGGCTACCTCTCGCCTGCAACCATCAAAGATGCAGTTGAGATTTTGGCAGGTCAAAACATTCCTCGCTTGGGCGACACCTACGTGTGCTTCGTCCACCCGTCGCAGAGCCGCTCGCTCCGTGACTGGCCTGAGTTCATTGAAGTCACCAAGTACGCTGCTCCTGGCAACTTCATGCTGGGTGAAATTGGTCGCCTCTACGACGTTGTGTTCATTGAGACCACGCAAGTGCTCAAGGGACCAAACGGTTCGGTGGACGTGAACCCCAGCAGCGCTGGTGTCCAAGACCCGACTGCCGACTCGTACAGCGCCATCATGATTGGTGACAACGCTTTCGGTCAAGCAATCGCACTTCCTGTTGAACTACGTGACGGTGGCGTCATTGACTTTGGTCGTGAGCACGGTTTGGCATGGTATGCCATCTGGGGCTTCGGAGTCATCACGCACGAGAGCCGTGTGCTTATCAACACCAAGGGTGGCGCAATCGGGTCCTCCTGATAGCGATAGTTCAGGTAGTTGGGGTTGGTTGGGTGGTAAGTAACACCGCCGACCCCGATATACTTATGAAATACAATTAGGAGACAACTATGGCTAGAAAAAATAACCCGTTTGCGGAACCTGTTGAAGATGAGACTGAGGTTGAAGTTGCAATGCCCGTTCCTACGGAGGAAAGCAACTTAAAACAAGGCCGTATTAAAGGCTCATGGACCATGTATTGGGGTGGTTCAGTGTATAATTTTGTGGATGGAAAACAATTCAATATTCCTAAAGACTTGTACAACTACCTGCGTAAGAATGGAAATATTTACGACACTCTTGAGTAGGGAGTAACATGGCAGGGTTTACAATCCCCAACGCCCCAGATACAGATAAATCAACGCTTGACCAGTCTGAGCCAGACCGTGTTGATTTTGAAATTATTGGGAACCGACGAAAGGGCGTTGTTTCTAACGGTGCGATAACCGCCGTATCTGGTAATATCGTTGCCGTTGCTGCTGGAACCATTGCTTACGAGGGCACAGATTATGCTCTTTCTGCCAATGGAGCATACGCCTTATCTGCTGCCCCGTCTTCTGGCAACAGGTTTGACCTTGTGGTTGCCCGTTTTGCAAGCAGCGCAGTAACCATTCAAACAATCACTGGAGTTGCAAGCACCACCAATCCTGTGTTTCCACCCCTTCCAAGCGCCGACATTGTGTTGGCAGCAATTTTGCGCCGAACCAATGAATCAATTGTTACCAATGACATTATTGATAAGCGTGCCTTTACTCTTTCTAATGTTCCAGTTCCAACAACGCTTGACAGTCTTTCTGATGTTACCGCCCCTTCTCCATCTACCAACCAAGTGTTGCAGTGGAACGGTTCGGAGTGGGTTAACGCAACAATTGTCACTTCCGTTAGTGGAGACGACGCAAACATCGTTATTGCTGGTCAAGTGTATTCCTGATACGCCGTGTCTTTAGAGCGCCCAATTCCACGTCCTACTGGAACGGTTGAGGACATGATAGCCATTAAACGAACAACCGTTCGTCGTCACCGTGAGGCGCAACCCTCTATTAACTTTCCAGAACAAGACACTCTTCCTGGTCCAGATTCGTCAGACGAATAACATATGGCATACTTTGACCAGGAACTTACGGATAGGATTGCGGAACTAGCACGTTCGTATATTCGTGACTTTCCACGTTTTTTTCAAAGTGCCTTTGACAACGTTTCACGTACCTACGAACTTGGCTACCCAAACATTGACAAAGACAGTTTGTACATTGCCGTATATACGTCCAATGTTGCAAACGAATTGGCGGCATCAGCGTTTTCGCTAGATACACGAAACGGAGTCGTTCGCCTGACTTCAACTCCCGACGCTGGCAGCAGACTCATGGTTGAGGGTTACTATTACGAATGGGTTTCACCCAACGACATGACGTATTATGCACAACACGCCATTGAAGAACACGTGTATAACTTAAACATTCCTTTTGAAAACCTGTCCAACATCGTTATCAACACCATTGGATTAGCAACCGTAGTCAAGGCACTGTGGTCGTTGCTAGGAGAATACAGCCGTGACATTGACGTCATGACGTCTGAGTCGGTGCATATTCCTGGAAGTCAACGTTACCGAATGGTGCAAGGCCTTCTTGAGTATTGGCAGAAAGAATACGATAACCATGCCAGGGCACTCAACATCGGTATTCAACGTATTGAGGTTCTCAACCTCAGCCGTGTCTCTCGTACGACCAACCGCTACGTGCCCATCTATGCTGCCCGTGAGATTGGGGATTACGGTCCGATTAGGCGTGTGTTTCCAGACCGTGATAAGGGCACTATTGACATCTCTGACCAAGAGGACGACCTGCGTGAAGACGTATTAGTTGATACAACGCCACCAGGCAGTCTTTACAACACTGGGCATTTCTGATGGATGTTCGTACTGAACTAAATCTTATCCGAAAACACTATCGGGAATACAGCCGACAGGCTGGTGAGCATGTTGTGTATTACGAGTTTTTACCGTTTGGGGCGGCAGCAAGTGCAAGTGAGTCGTTTTACGACCCTGTATACAACGAAGGTATTGGGGGCGATGGCGGCAGAAAATATAAAGATGGTGTCAGCATCCCCGTGCTTATGATTACGGAAACAGAGGACCAGAAACGTGCAATTCCAGAAGGTCGTCAACCAATTGAAGTTGCTAATTTTGTAGCATCTGTTGACGAGGTTAGGCGTGCTGGCATTACCAACTTATTTGAGTATAAACAACACCTCAACGATTTGTTCATTTACGACGGTAGGTACTTTACTGTAACATCGTACAAAGTGCGTGGTCGCATGAGAGACGACGTTATTATCGTTGTTGAAGGTTTGGAAGTGTATATGAACCAAGAATACCCATTTGACCCTACGACCACGTTCAATGGCGTTTCGTCTCTGCCTTGGCCTTCCTTGCTTCCTACTATCTGATAAACTTGATTTAACTTTGGCGAGCGTCAAAGGGTACAACTGCCTAGAAGAATCGGAGTGCTATGAGCACTATGTCAATGCCGTCTGCCCGTTCTTCTAGACCGTCTTTTTTATCGGGCACTTTAGAAATTGTAAAGTACGCAGAGTTTCTTTCCAAAGAGTACGCAAAGGCGTTGGCTAAGTCCATTAAGGAAGTGTCTCAAGAAGAAACCAAAGAACTTCGTAAAAAGGCAAAAGAGTCCAGCACAGCATGGGCACAGGTGTCGTCTGACCTTGAATCAAGGTACAACGAAAAAACTGGTAATTTTGAATTTGGTGTAATGGACCAACATACAAAGAGCGCCAAAGTAGCCACTGATTTGGAGTACGGCGTACCAAAACAAAACGCTCCGCAACCCCTGTTGCGTTCCCATACCGTCAGTAATCAAAAAGAACTTGGTGACCGTATTGCTAATAAAGTACACGCTAAACTAAAGGAAAAGTACCGATGAGTCGTGTGGGCTTACTCCTTGCTGAAGATGAGGCTATAAAAGCCATTCTTAGTAATTTAACAGTCACCGATGACCGTAATAATTCCCGTTCAGTAGATGTCTTTTTTCGTTATCCAGAAGGCGAAACAGAACGTTCTTATCCGTTTATCACTATTGAACATATTGATATTATCCACGCTCGTAACAGACAACACTCCGAATCAGATATCTTTTTTAGGACTGGGGCTGGTAATGCTCCAGCCATTCCAGCCAACTCACCCAATCGTATGGATTATTGGCCCAGCGTTTCTACTGACTTTAGTTTTAAAACTGGTAAAAACAATTATGCATACTTGGAAGCCAACGAACACGTGCCAGTGGATTTGCTGTATCAGGTATCAACGTTTACCAGAACCGCCTTACATGACCGCCAAATGACCGCAAAGATACTTACTCAGGTGTTCCCTTGGCGTCGTAATTTTATTGACATTGGTGCTGATAATACCATTCGTCGCTTGGACCTGTTGGACTGGACTACGGCTGACCTACTTGACCCAGAAGCGGGCTACCGAAAGCGCATTTTCCGCAAAGTTTACACCGTACAAATGACTGCCGAGATTCCATCATCTCATGTCGCTGGTCGCAAAGCGGTGACGAAAGTTATTGGCAATGTTGAGCGAATAAACAGTGTCAATGGAAGTGTTTACAAGATGGATGAAACCTCATCGGAATCTTTTTCTAATTGATGTTTTTATGGATAACCAGCATGCAACAACGTGTAAAGTCCCGTTATTTAAGGTATACTTTTTCTAAGGAGTAATTCACAATGGCTTATTCACGACCTGGCGTTTACGTCTCAGAAGGCGCTTTTTCCACCACGTCCACCGTTGGTGCGGCTACTGTTGCTGCTGGCTTTGTCGGCACGGCTTCTCGTGGTCCAGTTGTCCCAACACGAGTGAACTCGTGGACTGCGTACAAGGCACTGTACGGGGACATTGATAGTGCCTACGATTTGCCGTACGCCGTTTATCACTATTTTACAAATGGTGGTCGCAGTGCATTTGTGTCCCGTGTGTATGACTCATCTCATGCCGCAGCCGCCTCTGTAAACGTGGCTGGAACTGTTAACGGTGGTGGCTCAACTACAGTGTTTAAAGTTTCTGCTGAAAACGCTGGCGTGTGGGGTAACAGCCTTACTGTTACTACTACTGCTGGTCTTGTCACTGGTAACGAGCCGACATTCAACCTCATTGTAAAACTGGATGGAACGGAGGTTGAGCGTTGGAGTGAGGTCAGTCTTGACCTATCGTCAAATCGCTATTTGGATACGGTAGTTAACACGTATTCAACGTATATTCGTGTTTCCAACGTTGCTGCGTACACGTCGGCATTTACCGTTACTGCGGCTGCCAACTCCGCTCTTGCTTCTGGTTCTGATGGAGTCAGCGTTGCAAACAGCGACTGGAATGATGCGGTAAGTCGTTTTGATTCCGTCACGGAAGAGTTGGTTCTCAACCTTGTCAATATGACGACGGCTGCCGTAGTAAACAACGCTCTCACGTACGCAGAAAACCGTGGTGATGTGTTTGTGGTCATTGACCCCGCTACGGTTACAAATGGCGCTGATGCTGTTTCAGCAATCAGCGGATACAGTGCGTCTTCGTATGGGGCTGTGTATTACCCCAAATTGAAGATGGTAGACCCATCTAAGACTGGTGCGGCAGCCATCCGTGACACCGCCCCTGGTGGTGCATTGCTTGGACTATACTCACGTGTTGAGGCTGAGCGAACGGTTGCCAAAGCACCTGCTGGCTATGCATACGACTTGCGTGGAGCCTTTGGTCTTGTGACCACCTTCACAGAGGCCGAGCAAGGAACAATGTACGACGCACATGTGAACACGCTGAAAGCGGTTCCAGGCGCTGGTGTCATTGTCAATGGTGCTCGTACTTTGAAGAAGACGGACATCACCAAATTTGTTCCAACTCGTCGTAGTTTGAACTACGTCAAAGCACAGGCCAAACGGTTGACCGAGTTTGCCGTCTTTGAGCCAAACAATGACCGTTTGTGGACAACCATTGAAGTTCGCCTGTCCAAATTTCTTTCTGAATTCTGGTCGGCAGGTGGACTCAAGGGTGGAACTGCTGCACAAGCGTTTTACATCTTGTGTAATTCAACAAACAACACGTCAACCACGATTGAAAACGGGGAAGTCCATGTTGAGGTCGGGGTTGCACTGCAAACTCCCGCCGAATTCATTGTCATTGAAGTCAGCCAGTTCACTGGCGGCTCTACCCTCACGGAAAACGTCTAAGGAGTAATAATGCCTATTTCACAGCGTACAGACCCTCTTCGTAACTTTAAATTTCAAATTCAGATTGTGGGTGATACCCATTTAACCACTCACACTGGTGGTTTGGGTGGTCTTGGCTTTGCAGAAATGTCGGGACTTAGCGTCACCAACGAACTCATTGCCTACCGTGAGGGCGGCATGAACACCCATCCACATAAGATGGTGGGTCAGTCGGACTTTCCGCCAGTTTCGTTCAGTCGTGGTGTGTTTGCCAATCAATCGCAAATGTGGAAATGGCAGACCTTTATGCATTCGTGGCAGCAGGGAGCAGGGGTGGCAGGAAGCACTGGACTATTGATGATGGGCGGCGCAAATGATTATCGTTGTAACATTATTGTGAGAGTTTTTGACCACCCCTACACCGCAAATGATAACAATGGCGGTTACTATCAGCGAACTGACCTTCCTGCGGATGATACTAAGCCTGGTGTTGCCCGACTTGGTTTTAAACTCTTCAATTGCTGGCCTGGTGTCTTTGCAATGAACGGTCTCAATGCTGGTGATAACGGTATCCTGATTCAACAAATGACTATCCATCATGAGGGTTTTGTAATTGCCTTTACTGGAACAGAATTGGATGCGTTAGCACAACTAGGGTAATACAACTTTACAAGTTAAATAGGAGCACAATATGAACAGTACACAATCATCGGCTGTCGCTTTTAACGAGGCGTTGGTAGAGCCAGCACCACGTGTAGCCCTTCCAACAAGTCTTAAAGTTGCTTTAATGCGTGGTCTTTTAAGCCCTCTTGATAACGAATGGCAAATGTCGGCAGTAGTCAGGGAATTAAACGGCACTGATGAGGAGGCGTTGGCGGCTTTTGACGTGCAAAAAGGCGTATCGTATTCTGAATACATGACGAACATGCTAAAACGAGGCGTGACATCTATTGGAAACATTGATGTGCTAGGTCGTGCAGAAATAATTGATGAACTTATCATCGGTGACCGTGACTTGTTGTTTCTTGGCGTGTTAAAAGCGACTTATGGGCGTCATCGTGAGTTTCAAGTATCTTGTCGTGAGTGTGAGGGTAGTAACGACGTAACAATGGACCTTGAAAATGATTTTAAAATGGAAGAACCAAAACACGATTTACACGAAACAATGAAAATAAAATTAAAAAACAGCACGGTTGTGGAATTGAAATATCCAACTGGAGGAGACAGTCAAGTCGCCAGTAAAAGGGGAAAGACTACTGCGGAACAAAATACATACATTATTTCTCGTTGCGTTGTATTACAAGGTAAAAATGATAACGACAAAGAGGCGTGGGCAAGGGGATTGTCATTGGCTGACCGTAACAAATTGGTCAAAGCCCTCTTCTCAGCGCAGCCAGGGCCTCGTATGAAAGAGGTGGAAACCCAATGCGCCCACTGTAATGCTAAAATTGTATTAGCACTAGATTGGGTCTCACTTCTATTTGGCTAATCTAGTCAAAATATATTGGGAGTACGAAGCGATTGCCTCTACGTATGGAGGTTTTGGTCTAGAAGACCTGAAATCCATGACAGTAAGACAACGAGCGTACTGGTTTCGTATGGCTCGTTGGAAAAACTCTACTGGAGGTTAATCCGTGGTAGACAACAACGAGCCTAACTTAGCAACAGGAGGTCTTGGCGGCAATAGTGCTGCTGAAGGCACTGCGGCTAGTGCCATGGGCAACTCCGTTGTCAACTCACGACTCAGCGTTGACTTGACCATGCTAAAAGGTCTTAACGAAGAACTTACCAAACTTGACAGCAATGTAAAAAAGATTAAAGACAAGTTTAAGGCCCTTACTAAAGAAGCAAAGGACCTTACTACCCAGTTAAATAAAGCAGCCACTGCTGTGGGCAAAGTGAGTGGTACCGCTGATTCCTCTGGGTACATAGACACGTCAAAAGGTATGCCCCCTGCGGCATCTGCGCCTCCTCCTGGAACTGGTGGTTCTGGAATAAGCACCGAAGCCGCCGATGCGGTTGCTATTTTGGCTCAATTGGGAATAGGCCCTCCTGGACTTGGAGCAGCAGCCGCAGCCGCAAGTGGTGGTACTAAAACGGCTGGTGGTGGTAATGCTTTACAAAGGATTACTGGCTCAAAGGGTTTTGAATTTCTACAAATGGCTATTAGAGAAATTGATAACCGTGTAGACAGAAACAAACAATACGCTTTGCCTGCTGACCGTTTGAGTGTCGTGTTACAACAGCAATACAACATGAGCCAAGGACAAGTACAACGTGATTTGCGTGACCCATTACGACAGTACAAACTTGGGTATGGTGGTATCAATGAACTGTTAGCAATGCAGTCTCGTACTGGTTTGAACGCACGCATGCAGGCAGGTTCTATGGAATCATTGCGTGCATTGACGGGCTATTCAGCAAGTGCTGGAGACGTTACTAATTACATTGAAAGCATGGCGCAGGCCGACACTGTAAACCGAATGTTTATGATGACGGGAACAAGTCTTTACGGCATTGGTGGTCAACAAAAGTCGGCAATGCAGGTAAATCAAGAACTTATTCAACGGCTTGGTTTGAACAATCGTGAATTAATCCAAGGTGGTCGTCAGCCTGGGTCGGTTCTTCGCCAACGTTTGTCAATGGCTGGATTGGACGAGGGGGCGCAGGACATGCTCCTTCAATACGCAGAATCTAATATCTCATTTAAAGAACGTGGCGGTCAGGGCTACTACGACCCATCAAATAAAACACACCGTAGCATAATGGGAATTGAAGGAAACTACGCAACTCAAGAGGAAGAAACTACCCGCACTGAAGTAAGTCGTGAAGAACAAATGTACAAACGACAGGCAGACAACTATGCACAAATGGAAAAGAACCTTCAAGCAACCAACAAGGCGTTAGAGAAGTTTGAAGACTTTTTGTCAAGCATTATTGGTGCTCGCACCTCAATACGTGGAAACCCAATTGCCAAAATGACACAGATGTTAGGAATGGGCTTGGCCCCATTCTTTCCGCAGATTGGTATTCCCTTGATGGCTATTGGCGGTGTTCTTGGTGACGGTGGTGAAGGTGCAGGAACAGGACGTATTCAGGCTAGGAATCCAACTAATAAAGTTCGTGCTGGAAATCAAAACGTTCTTTTGTCACAACTAAAGCCAACGTTGCGTGAGCCGTTGGAGCGTTTGATGACAGACCGCCCTGGAATCACCATTATGAAAGGGGGTGCTTACCGAAGCCCGCAAACACAGGACGCATTGTTTAGGTCACGTTACGTTAAAACAGACAGAAAAACAAACACGTATTTTGAAGGGTCATATTGGGAAAAGAAACCTGGTGAACCAATGACTGCCCCTCCAGGGTTGTCGTACCATGAAATTGGCTTGGCAGCAGACCTTAACTTTGCATCTAATGAAGATGTAATGTGGTTGCAAAGAAATGCAAGTAAATACGGTCTTGATGAGTTTTCACGTAACGATGAGCCTTGGCACGTTCAGCCTAGTGTAATTCCTGCCAGTCGTAGAAATTACGAGGAGGGCGGAGCGCCGCTGGGAACTGACCGAAGTGGTATTGGTAGGTATCAATCTGGAACTACTGGAGAAACTAGGGAAACAAGTCCATATGGTCAAACTGCTGGTCAGATGACTAGTGGTATTGAACTGTCAACGGCGATTAAATCGCAGTTGTCCATTGCTGAATCCATGGCCTCTTTTGCAGCAGAGCGACAAGTAATCATGTTTGATAATAGTCCAGAAGGTAATTTTGCAGGCGCTGGAGGTGGATTAAATACGGGAACGCCAAATAAAGTTGCATACAGCCCTGGTAAAATTCCTCCTGGCTTCTACTACAGAACGACTCCAGCATATGGTGGTTGGGGTTATTTTGTTCCTAAAGATTTTAAGGCTGCGGATATAGACGCATTGCTTAAAAATGAAACAGGTGGAAATTATAAAGTAGGTGGTCCATCAACAACTAATTCACACGGAACGTTTTGGGGTGGTTTTAACATAAGCGACTACAACTGGAATCGCATTAAAAAGGGTCTTGCTGGTCTTTCTACTGATAAAAAAGGATTGCACGGAAGAACTTACGATACTTCAAAATGGGCTGACCATGCAAACGATACGATAGCAAATCAAAGATTGGGAGTGGAGTACCATCTTGATTCAGTAATGGCACATGATGGTTATGAGGGAATTGTTAAGGGACAAGTTAATTGGCCTGGTGTTGGCAAATTACCGTCAAAATACTTAGGCCCAGGTACTAAAATCTCCACTATTGGTGACCCTTTTGATTATTCCCCTAAGCCAACATCGGCTACATCACCAACAACTTCCGCATCTATGAAAGCGGTAACCAACAATTCAACGTTTAATATTAATCCTACAATTAACATGACGGCATCTGGTTCTATCCCAATAGATGCCACCAAGTTAGCAAAAGAAGTATCTAAACTTATTGAACGTGAAGTTAAAATGATGAATGTGAGGACATCGTGAGTAATTATAACCCAACCAGTAAAGATTACGAGGATTTAAAAAATGTCAATTTTCCTAATTATGGAAGACTTTTAGAAAGTCAGGGTAAGCCAGAAGATGGTAAGGCCAATCATCCCTTCTTTTTTCCTGGTAGTAAGCCTCCACATATTAACAAAAACATGGGAGGAAAAAACGACGTATTTAGACCGTTGTCAAAAATGCGACGTGGTTTTATGCGAAGTATTCTGTTTGACACAGGCGGAAATAACACGGTTCTAGGAACGAAAAGGACTGGTAATGTGCGTTTAAACTTTCAATTTAATCCAGAATATATTGAACGTAACGTGGCGCAAAGTCAGGGAGCGGTAAACCCATTGCTGCAAAACCCTGCAAACCTGACTCAGCCTGTTCCAGGAACGGCTTCATTTAATTTTACAATGACCTTTAATCGTGAATACGAAGTTGCAAATCGTGACCGAGATTTGGAATTTAGATTTAAAAATGCTCCTGCAAACGACCTTACTTTTTCTAGTTCTGCCGATTTTACAACTCAGTCAATGCTTGGGGAATTGAGTAACCCACAATATTCTGGGGTGCTGCACGACCTTTCTATTTTTGACAAAATAATTGGTCAAGGTATTTCTCAAGATGTTATAGAGACCATTGCAAAGTTTAATGCAAAAGTTGCTGAAATTCAACAGTCGTTGGCTGGTCAAGGAACCAACGCAAACCAGAACAATCAATTTGTTCAAGGCACTCCATTTAGTGAAGCCGCTTTTAAAAAAACATTGTCCGAAAAGAACTTTGGAAACTCTGCGTTTATTAATCCATTACCTGTTCGTATTGTGTTTGGCGATTTGTTTATGGTTGAGGGTTTTGTTACTGGTTCTGCCGTGGCATTCCAAAAGTTTAGCCATCAAATGATTCCAACAATTTGTCAAGTTAACTGCACGGTTCAGGCGTTGTATTTTGGATTTGCCAAGCGTAAGGCTTTCTTAACGGACAGTTTGGCAGATTGGTACAAGTCAGTTGTCACGCCATCTTCACAAGGTAGTGCTCAATCAAAAATTGATGCGCTTAAATATGTTAAAGATATTACACATGTGCAAATGTTGTGGAATCATTCCAATGACGACCCGCCTGCCAGAGGATTATCGGGTGACTATTACAATTTAGACATGCCTAACCAAGATTCTGACTACACAAAAGTGCTGGCCCCAACTAACACATGGGAAAAAACTAATGGAAGTAATGAGCGTTATGCTGGAAACAGTCAAGGATACATAACGTTGCGTCAGTGGTGGAACACGTTTAGCAAAATAGAGGACGGTACTAAAATAAACGTTACACCAACAACTGCTAAAACGTATTTAGAAATGGCGGAAGAAAAAGTGTTGGAAGGTCAACTAAGAAACATGCTGGGAAAAGCGGGAGGAAATCCTGGTGACAGCGATGCCTTTGTACAAAAAACTCAAGTGCCATCGGCTGACGCATTGTATACATACACGCCATTAATGGTTAGTTTTAGGTTTTTACATCCTTTAGTAAAATCAACTGGAACTCAGCGAGTAGCATCGTTACCAGATAATTCTTTTTTTCATTTGTTTAATTTAGAATTAACAAAATTGTATATACTTTATTCCTCTAATAAACGAGCACCGCAAAAATACGAAATAGACATTAAAACGTTAAGTTCTCAAGAAATTGACAATTGGTCTATTGCTTGGAGAACGTGGGTTCCCGTTGGTAAAAAAATGGCAAACGGTAAAAGTTACACCCCTCATCCACTTGACCCAGGCACAACTAATGGTTGGCGTCGTCAAGCACCAAAATCAAAAACCGACGCCACCGATTTTTTTAAAGTGTATTGGGTTAGACCAAAAGATACCAGTGACGTTTTACCAAAGGCGTACGACTATACTTTATATTATGAATTTGGCATGACTGTAAACAGCAACACGTATAAGTTAACAAATAGAATTACTTCTCAATATACTGATGATGCTCCGTTTTTAGTAAATAGCCTTAATCCTGCTGTTCAAAACACTATATGGGACTTAACTGTCTCCCCCTTTGGACTTGCATAATGCCTAGATACCTAAACAGTTACGATACAGTTGACAATGAATCACGTCTTGTATCCCTTCCTAAAAACGTTGTTACTCGTTCGTATTTTACGCATGTAACGGTGCAGGGAGATTCCTTTGCATCACTGGCTTTAAATTATTTAAACGATGAACAACGTTATTGGATGATTGCCGAACACAATCCACAAATTAAGTTTCCAGATTCTATTAACCCTGGAACCGTCGTAAGGATTCCGTTGTTGTGATTACAACAAACTTATCTACTCTTGGTATTAAATGGGACGTTCGTCTAGCCGATGCGCCGTTTTCTACTCGCTCTGTTCAACGTATTAAAGTTTCCTTTTCAGAAAATCAACACGATGTTGCAACACTTGAACTGGTTGGTGTCCCGACTGAGTACATTCATCAATACGTAGACAAACCAATTCAATTGGTTGTACAAATTAGCGGAGGTAAACAACTTCAATTTTTTGGGTACGTGTCCCATGTAGAGGCACGTTCAGTGACGCACGAGGGTACTGTTGACCGTCAACCTTTTCAACTTTACACCATGGTGTGTATTGGTTCGTCGCATCTTTTGCGTGGCGTAGACTCCACGGCATGGGAAAATGTCTCTTTGGAAACAATTGTTTCAACGATTGCACGACAACATCGGTTTGGTTACACCATTCCAAAAGATACGTATGTGTTCAAACGACTTGTTCAAACGGAAGAATCTTTATGGAAACTGCTTGTTAAGGCGTGCAATCAATTAGGTTATTGCGTAACACTTAGCAATGCCCACATCCATATTTGGGATATTGATAAGGCATTTGCACACCAACCTTCGTACACCGTACTACAGGGAACGTTAAACAAACAAGTTGTATATTCTCCGTC